AAACCGCACAAAGTCTATCCTGAATGAAAACTATTCGGGTGGATTGAATCTAACACCTGTGGCTGAAGTTGGTTACAGCGCCAAGAAGGCCAGTGCTGGAAAAGACATTGGCAAGCCTGGCAAGAATTTTAGTAAAATTGCAAAGTCAGCCGGTGAGCGCTATGGCAGCAAAGAAGCCGGTGAAAGAGTAGCAGGTGCTGTGTTGGCCAAACTACGTGCCAAAGAATCTGTGGGCGAAGATACCATGGATGAATCTGCACTACAAGCATATCTCGGCAAGAAAAAATATGGCGAGGAAGGCATGAAAGCTTTGCAAAAAGCCGGACGTGACCACGCTAGCAAAGAGACCATGGCCAAGATTCGCACACGCTATGACAAGATGGATGAAGCAGGCATGGTCACCGATCCACAGAGCAATGATGAAATGGGAGCCTATGATCCTCCCCTAGGTGAGGCCAATGTCAATATGCCCGACACCGGCGATGACGGTCGTAACGCAGCAGGAGTCACACTTGGCGAACAAGAAAAGACTCACAAAGGTGGCACCGTGACTAAAACAGCCACTGGTATCAAACACAAGGCCAAAGAGATAGACTGGGAAAATGACAAAGACGATGACGAAGATGAACAATCAGATGAGCCACGTGGCCGCGGTCGTCCCAAGAAAAAAGAATCTGAAAAAACTTCTGCAAGTTTACCCTGGGGCGGCAAAGCTCCCAAGGCCAGTCAATACAAACTTCCCAAACACAAAGGCACAACCTGGGGCATGAAAGGCGGCGAAAAATTTAGTCGCACAGTCAAAGAAGGAATCGAAGCAGCCAACATGATGATAGCGGAATCGTATCCTTCGTGGAAGCGTGAAATCCGTGCAGCTTATCCTGGTGTTGCGTTCAATGGCAATGCTGTTAAATGTCAGGCCCTGGTCGAAGGTGTTGAAGTTGCTGCCTTTGCTGCTCCTATGACAGAAAAAGCACCTCCGGGTGACAAGTATGAGCGCATGGTCAAGCATATCAAACAAGGCTATGCCAAAGATGGCAAACTAACGCCACAAGAAAAATCCATCGCTTATGCCACAGCGTGGAAGAAGAAAAATGCAGACATGGACGAAGGTATCCTGTCAGGCAAAGATTTACCTTGGCAGCAACCAGGCGATCCCACATTGACCAAAACCATGACACAGGATTATAAAAAAGACATCAAAGATCCTGGTCAGCGTGTGCTACAACGAGCCAAAGACATGGCACTTGAATTGCCTGTGAAAGAAGCTTCTACCGAGACCTTTGTCACCGACAAAGGCAACCGATACACCTATGTGCTGGGCGACGATGAGATGACTTCACAGATCATGTTCAATGGCACTGAGATACATCTGCAGTATGATCCCAACATGCAGGCCTTCGACCCCCAAGAGTCTCGTGCCAAAGATCCTATATTGAACAAATGGTTGAAACAGCAACAACCTTTCGGAAGCGACGAAGACAGCATAGATGATTTCGTAAACCGAGCTGTGGCTCATGTGTCTCGCGGTTCAGTCAAAGAAACCGATCTCGACGAAGTCAGCAAAGGCGAATATCTTAAACAGCAGGATGCACAAGCCGAAAAATCTGGCAAAGATACATTCAAGGCTTTTGGTCAGGATTTCAGCACCAAAGAAATCGACGAAACCATTGCTGTGTTGGAGCGCATGAAAGCATTGGCTGGTATGCCAGTCAAGGAAGAAAGTGATGCCGAAAAAGACGACAAAGCAGAAAAGGCTGCTGAAAAAGTAGCCAAAGATGTGGAGTACGACGACAAACGTGATCACGACAAAACTGATGCTGAAAAGCGCGACGACGACGCAGAAGAAGATGGCGAAGAAGTCAAGAAAGACATCGAGTACGACGACAAAAAAGATAGCAAAGAAAAAGACGAGGACAAAGACGACAAAGAAGAAAAGGTCGATGAGTCAGAAACATCCAAGTCCGGCTACTATGGCAAAGGTGTCTACGAATCTTATGAAAGTCAGTTCCAGCAAATGGTTGCCGAAGACATTACAGTCAGCACCAATCAAAGCAGCGCAGGCGACGACACAGTTACAGTCACAGCCACGCAGGATGATGCACATAGTTTAGTTGAACTGCTTAAGATGGCTGGTATGGGCCGCGAGATGTATCAAAAATACGATCCCAGTACCTGTGCAGAAGAAGCAGTAACAGAAGAAAATTCAGGTAATACAGCAGACGCTACAGAATACGGCGATGTTGATGAGTTGGTCAATCGTCTCAGTGGCGGTCTCAATGGTATGAAACTTCAGTATGCCAAAGGCTACAAAGGAGACAACGATATTACCACGCTTAAAGGACAAGCAGGATAATGCGCAGCCTAAAAGATTATCTCACCGAAGCCGAAGATTATCTTACCAAGCCAGCAGTGGGTGATGTATTTGAAATTGAAATCGCTAGAGATGAAATGCTGATTTCTGGCTATATCACTGAATGTGTTGACGACGGTATTGTTATAGAATTAGACGATCGTGGCGTGGCATTGTTGGAAGGCTATGGATATGTTGCTGATGCAAAATCTGCATTAGGCAAAATTGATTCGAGATTCAAGTCACTGTCAGGTCGTTCTTTAGGAGACGCTGCTCGCGAGTACGGCGACGAAGCTGATCGTCTGCAAAAAGAAATTGACGCTCAGCAAGCAGAAATCGATCGCCGAGCAGACAAAGACATTCCTTTCACACCCGACGAAAAAATCACAAACAAAGATCAATTTGGTAATGTAATTAAACATAAAGCAAGACATCTTGCACGTAAAGGCCTATCCCAGGCGCAGATCCAAAAGGAAGATCTCACAGCCGATCAAGAAGGTACCATGACCAGTGCAGATTTAGAAGAAGCAGAGTATCGTGGTCGCAAAGTCAAACTGGGCAAGCCCATGCAGGGTGATGTAAAAAAATCCAAGGTGTATGTTCGTGGACCTAAAGGCAACGTGGTCAAGGTCAACTTTGGCGATCCCAACATGAAGATCAAAAAGTCAAATCCCAAGCGTCGTAAAAGTTTCCGTGCAAGACACAACTGTGACAATCCAGGACCGCGCTGGAAGGCACGTTATTGGTCGTGCCGCGCTTGGTAATCAAAGGAAAATAAAATGGCAGTCAACGTCTATACCAGTCTCAGCAACGCAACAGTTTATACCGATAAACTACGCATCAGCACCAATACCGCGGTAACTTATCAAGTGTATCAAGTGGCTCTGGTGGATGGCAGCATCTATGGCAATGCCAATGTGGTTATTGGCAACACCACACCCGCCGGAAACCTTTATACTACTCCTATGCAGATTCCTGCTGCTACCACACGCGATGTCTACTGCGGCGCTCAAAACAAAGTTACCGTCGTAGGCAGTGGATACACAGCCACAGAGTTAGGCACAGCCAGTTCAGCATTGGCCGGTGTCATTGGTGGACAAACCATAATCTAAAATGCGTGCCCGTGAGTTTATCAGTGAGCAAGCTCACGGCAGTCTGCAACCAGGCGTAGCAGACGCATTACCATCCACATTTATCATTCCGGGATTGCCTAATCAAAATTCATACGTGCAGTATCGCTATGGCGTAGCACTAGCAGGTGCTGGCGCTAAAGAAGCACTGGAAAAAGAAGGCAGCGATACATTCCATAAAGAGTCTCCCTGGGGTGATGGTATGATTGTTGTTGCCTACGATGAAAGCGAAGTAGCGTTGATGAAAAAAGCCTTGGCCATGATGAACGTGGGCGGCGCAACGCAATTATCAACAGCAGCAAGTGAAGAATCATCCACCACAGGAAAGAAAAGTCCAGTGAGAGCAGTCAAAGGTGTGTTGAAATGAAAGCACACGAAATTATTGTAGAAGATGCACAAAAACTCAAAGCAGTTGTCACTGATTTGATAAATCAAACCAATGATGAATCTCTGCTTAACAAAGTTTACAATGCTCTCAAATCTAGCGATGTTGTTGGAAGAATAAACACAGCAATGAAACAGGATGTTGATGCAAAAAAATTCTTGGATATACTTACACAAGTAGTGTTGAATACTGAGGGCACAGTAGATGAAAAATTATCTTTTGCTGACAATTACTCCAAAGGTTTTATTGATATCAAGAATTTGTTTAGTAAAAGCAAAGTTGGTTATGATCAATTTGTAACTCCCGGTTTCCCGCAACGTGTTTTTAACAATCTAGTTCCAATTATTAAACAAGGTGTTGGTCCCGGAGAATTAGCATTCAGCATCATGAGTCCAGACATACGATTTACCGGGCAAGAATCCGGCGGCGGAGATTTAGAGGTAAAAGATGTTGGTTTTGTAGAACTCAAGACTGAACAGAAGAGTGGTGGACGTTGGATCAATCCGCGCAAAGCCAATATGAGCCTTAATGCCATAAGAGAAGCACTCATGGATGTCAGCGGATTTGATATACCACAGCGAGTCAATGTAAATGCTTGGTTACAGATACGTGAATATCTCAAACAAAAAATTGGGCTAAAACCAGCTCAGATGAAAAAATTATGTGATCTTATTGCTCAGGCCACTTTTAACAAAGTAGACAATAGTATGTATGCTCGGGCCCTAATGAATGGTTCAGCACAAGACATCAAACAGGCTGTTATCACTGTTGGATATGCCAACTATCAGGCATATTCTGGATTCAATGGTCTATTGATAATGAGCGTGCCAAGACGAACAGCACAATATTTTACTTCGATTGAAGAATTATTGCCTAACATCAAATCAGATCAACCATACATACTTGCTCCGGAGGGCGAGATGATGCCAAGGATAAAAGTTACAGTATGAGAGCACACGAATTCATTACCGAAGGCAAAAGGAACAATCGGCGTTCTGCCGCCCGCCACGAGTTTGAAATGGCACATCCAGGATTGGTAGGTCCCGGCGGTTCGGGCGATGTATATTGGGGTAGATACTACGACTTCTATCGCGTGTGTTCATTGGCCGGTATGGACCCAAAAGAACTTGATAAAGTAGATGACATCGGTTTCTTTGGTAACTTGCCGCTGTTCAGCGCATACACCGAATACGATCGCGAAAAGCTCATCGCTATAATGAAAAAGCTAGACATGAAACCCGAAGAATATATAGAAAAAGGCAGTCTAGAAGCAGATTACGTCAATCGCACCAGCCCAGTAAAGTCATTCCGGGGTTACGGGCAGTAACCATGTGCATCATAGTTGCAAAATACTTTCCTGGCATAGGATGGGCCGGCGCCAAGAATCGGGATCGCAACTACACTCCTGTATTAGATTTCATCGAAAGCGAACAGCAAGGTGTGGATCGCATGATGATGCACGATCGTGTCACTGGCTATAAAGAAGGTATCAACAGTGCCGGGCTTAGTATACTAAACACCAGTCTTGATGTCTACGACGACGAAAGCGAAGTGGAAGCCGGCACAGAACATACCAGTCCCGATGGCAGGATCATAGCACAGGCTTTGTTGTATCAGGATCCCTTGGATGCTGTGAAGTTGTTGGTCAAACGACAACTAGGTGGCTGCACCATAGTGTTCAATGCGGATGATTTATATCTGATAGAAGCCACTGACGATGACGGCAAAGGGCCTTTTAGATCTACCGTGAAAAAAATTGCCAAGAAGAACACAGTGGCCAGAAGCAATCACGGACTATGGATGCCCGACGCAGGGTATCAATGGAAACCTTCAAACACCAGCGAAACTATCAGCAGACTCAGCAGCGAAACCAGATTACTGCTGGCCGAACAAGTGGTCAAATCTGCCAAAAAACCCGAAGATCTAGTAGACGGAATGTGCCAAGTATACATAAATGATGCCCAACTAAATATCATGAGAACCAGCACACAACGAAAGAAGATGAGGACTACAAGCCAACAACTGTGTGTGCCCAAGGAGCGGACTTTGTATTGCCGCCCTATCAGTAGTCACATGGAATTTGATTTTTGGCGGCTCAATCGTCCCGACACCAATGTCTGGGTTGAGATATTGAGCAATCGTGCGCTGTGGCAAAACACACACGTTGATCCGCCCTTTGGTCATATGAATATGAAAGATCTATAATGAGAGCACGAGAATTTGTTATTGAAGCCAAGTTCGGCAGCGCAGCCGATGTACCAGCCGACGCAGATAAACTGCCCAAGTCGCACAAGTCTGCTATCAAAGGCGCTATCTCCATGCCTGATATCAGTCAGACCAAACAAGGCGGCAGTCCTTATACGCAATGGCGTTTTGGTATAGCAATGGCAGGCGCTCCAGACTTTCCCACACCACCAGCAGGTGCCTTTGCTGGAGATCCATTGTTGGCAACCTATACTGACGAAGATCTAAGAATTATCAATGCAGCAGCCAAGTCAGTGGGTGCCGGCGAAGTTAAAAAACTCACAGACAATCGCAGTACCGAAGCTGAGCACGTACATAAAGTAAGTCCCGTCAAGGCATTCCGTGGATATGGACAGTGATCTTTCATTGTCTATGAAACCTGTACTAATACTCCAACATCAAACTCCCGCGGGGCCAGCATATCGCGTTACTTGGTTAAAACAACACAATATTCCCTATGAAACATACAATGCCGGATCCAATCAGGCCTTTCCGGCCAGTATAGAACCTTACTCGGCCATGGCTATCATGGGCGGCGGTATGAGCGCCAACGATCCCTTGTTGTCAAATCGTCAGGCAGAAATATTGATATTGCAGGCAGTGCTTAAAGATCGTCCAGTGATAGGTCATTGTCTAGGTGGACAACTGATGAGCCGAGCACTGGGTGCCAACATTACTGCCAGTCCACAACCCGAAATTGGTTGGCAGCCTATTGAATACGAGTCTGATCCACTGGTCAATCATTGGTTTGGACCCAATCCCACCGCCATGATCATGCAATGGCACTATGAAGCCTTTGCTGTGCCCACCGGAGCCACACGTTTGGCCACCAGTGCATCTTGTCCTAATCAGGCCTGGTGCTTTGGACCTCATCTGGCCATGCAGTTCCATATTGAAATGGATGTGGCAAAAGCACAGGCCTGGGCAGCAGATGAAGATCCCACCTGGGCTGCGGCACGCATCAGATACTCGTCGGTACAAAGCGGACAAGACATACTCAACGGCATTGATCCATATCTGGCACAGCATCAGTCTACGGCCGACCATATCTACAGCACATGGTTTGCTCAAGTATCAACATAAGTCCTCCAAAAAAACTAAAACACATCAATCTAGCGCATAACTAATAGAACTATGCTAGAACCCATCAAACTTAAATTTTATAACGAATTCATTTATACTCAGTTAGACGAACATCTGCCTAACGAACGTGATGAAAAAATTACAACTCAAATCATCGAAAATATAGTGCTACCTTTGAATATTGCCAAAGATGCAGATATCAAAGATGTGGGTTCGGGATACGGTTATTTCCAAATTGAAATGCTAAAACATGGATATACCAATATATGCTGTTTAGATTACAATCTCAATACCGTGCGTAGTCTACAAGAAAGAAATTTAAATTTTGATCGCAGGGATATGAGCTTCTTGCCAAACAAAGACGAAGCTGTAGATTTTATCTTTGCCAGACAGTGTATCCAACACAGTGTATTTCCATTCTTTACTCTTATGGAATACAATCGTATTTTAAAATTAAAAGCACCACTGTACATTGAAGTTCCTTGCCCACAGCAGCCTGCTAATCATGAAATGGCCAAGGGAGTTTATAGTATTCTTACACTAGAAATGTGGGCAGCATTGTTTTATAAATCAGGATTTGATGTAGAACTGAATCAGGTCATGACCTTAGAATATAACAAAAAAGACTCAGACGAAAAAATCCAAGATCAGCATTTTGCCTTCCTACTGCGTAAAAAACGCCCGATGGATATCAAATAATCCAGTGCTAAATACTGGATGATGTTTGATCCATACTCTGCTGCAAAACTTCAAAAAAAAGTAGAACTTACCCCGGTTGATACCAGCCTGGCTGACATCAAGCGTCTTGCGGGCCTGGATCAGCCAGCGTCCAGTAATGATTGCTCGGCAGTCAAACCAGATCTAGCAGCAGACCTAAGACGCGTTGAACGCGAGCGTGATATCAAGCCAGGTACCAAAGAGTGGTTCAAACTTTGGTTTGCCAAACCCACACTCACCGGCGAAAGGCATTACGATGAAAGCCAGTGAGTTCTTGCCAAAAAACATGAAACTGTTTCGGGTGCGTGTTAAAATCAAACAAGTGGGCCATACGCAGATGATAGACACCACCATCACTGCGCCCAATGCCAATCTTGCTCGTCGCTTGGTCAAGGATCAGTTTGGTCATACTGCCTTGGTAGGCAATGTACAGGAAGTCAAATGAGAGCCAAAGAATTCGTCCGTAGAGAAGACTACGATCCCAATGCCACGCCGCCAGGTCCTGAATTCAAACCTACCATGCCTGCAGGCACAGTGCGTGTGGATGTCAGTGATGTGTACGATTGGTACAAACTAGGCCAGCATATCAGCAATCTCAAAGGCCTTGGCCGGCATGACTTTGGTAAAGGACCACCCAGCGCGATCATTAACTTTGGCAGTGAAGAAGCCGAGCACGAGTATATAAAAGATTTAGAACGCACAGGATTGACCACTACCGATATAGATCCTGTAGATCCCAGCCAACCCAAGGCTATGCGGCGTCAAAAAACCGATCCCACATACAATGTTGGGGAATCCGAATCGCAACAACAATCCAAGCCACATCTGTATCTAGACATGGACGGTGTGCAGGCTGACTTCTTCCTGCAGTGGGCCAAGATGTTTGGATTCAAAAATTATCGAGACATGGGCGATGTGGCTGCACAAACAGCCAACATCATGAAACTGGTTGACAAAGGCGACGAGTTCGTAGAAGAATTTTTTGCCACCTTGCCCATGCTACGCGGTGGTGCAAAACTCTTGTCCTGGCTACAACAACACAAAATACCTTACACAATCTTGTCGGCACCATTGCGCATGAGACACGAAGCCAGCACAGCAGGCAAGCGCCGCTGGCTAGACCGGCACACCCCCGGTGTCAGCCAAGATGCTATCTTTACATCAGACAAACACCGGTATGCCATGAAAGGTGGCAGACCCAATGTGTTGGTCGATGATCACGGAGAAAAGATAGCCAAATGGCAGGCCAAAGGCGGCATAGGTATCAAGCACGACGACGCTACCACTGATAGCACCATTGAACAACTGTCAAAGATCTATTTGCAGTGATAGATCTTTGGTAGTAAATACCTACATGAGTAAAAACACAGTAGAGATAATCAAGAGCCCGTATGTTCGCAGCCACTGGTCTATAGAGCAACAGGCCGAACTGGCCACTTGTATGGATCCCGTAGATGGTTATCTTTACTTTATGGATAACTTTTTTTACATACAGCATCCGGTAAAAGGCAAGATACAGTATCATCCCTGGGACTATCAAAAACGCCTGATCCACAACTATCACAATTATAGATTCAGTATCAGCCTCATGCCTCGCCAGACTGGTAAATCCACTTCGGCCGCAGGTTATCTATTATGGTATGCCATGTTTGTTCCGGACTCCACCATATTGATCGCGGCACACAAGTACCTAGGCGCACAGGAGATCATGCAGCGCATACGATTTGCTTACGAAGCCTGTCCCAATCATATACGAGCCGGTGCTACCAGTTACAACAAAGGCAGCATAGATTTTGACAACGGCAGCAGGATAGTAGCACAGACCACAACAGAAAACACAGGCCGAGGTATGTCAATCTCCTTGCTGTACGCAGACGAGTTTGCATTCGTGAGACCCAGTATCGCGCAGGAATTTTGGACATCCATATCCCCCACTCTGAGCACAGGTGGTAAAGCCATTATAACCAGCACACCCAACTCTGATGAAGATCAGTTTGCCCTGCTGTGGAAGGGCGCTAACAAAACAGTTGACGAGTTTGGCAACCAGACCGACCTTGGCATCAACGGATTCAAGGCATATCAGGCAAACTGGCGAGAGCACCCCGAGCGCGGCGATGAGTACGAAGAACAGATGCGCAGCCAACTGGGCGAAGATCGATTCAGGCGAGAAATCTTGTGTGAATTTGTCATTGCCGACGAAACACTGATCAATGCCAACACACTGTTTGAACTGGAAGGACAAGAGCCTGTGTTCAAACACGGACAGGTTCGCTGGTATCAACAGCCTATAAAAGGCAAGACATATGTGGTGGGCCTGGATCCCAGCCTAGGCACCGGCGGCGATGCTGCTGCCATACAGGTGTTCGAAGCCAATACCACCAGCCAGGTAGCAGAATGGCGACACAACAAAACCGTCATACCCGATCAGGTCAAGATCATAGCAGAAATCTGCAGATACATCGAAGGCATCACCAAGGAACCGCAGAACATTTACTACACAGTGGAAAACAACACCATTGGTGAGGCGGCCTTGATCAGCCTTAGAGATTTTGGCGAAGAGAACATACCCGGCAGTTTCATGCACGAACCTGGAAAAAAACGCCGCGGGTTCAATACCACGCACAGCACCAAAATCACAGCCTGCGCCAAACTCAAACACTTGCTGGAATCTCGGCGCATGAAACTACACAGCCGCCCCTTGATATCTGAACTAAAAGTGTTTGTGGCTTCGGGCAACAGTTACAAGGCCAAACCCGGCGACACAGATGACTTGGTTATGTCAACTATACTGTGTGTAAGGGCCATGGACGTTATACAGAGTTTTGACGCAGAAATAAGCCAGCACTGGCGCGATCATGACGAAATTATACAGCCCATGCCCTTTATAGCCATCATGTGATTTTAATAAATACAATATGCCCCAAACCAAAGACAACATAGCACAACAATTGTACAACCTGCTCACAGCCAAGGGTTTTGATGTCAAAAGCCTCAACAACACAGGCAATCAAGACACGGCCATACAAGACAGCGATATATTCAGTTTTGACTTTGAGCACAACGGTACCAACTATGGTTCCGTGGTCATAATCTTAAGTCCAGATCTCAGCATAGAATTGCTGGTCACAGATGCCATTGGCAAACACATGGACAACGATTCAGGCGCCAGAGATGCTTGGTTTGCTTTCATGCAAGAATTACGCAACTTTGCAAGACGCAAAAGTCCGGACTTTAAAATATCAGATGCCAGCCAACTGCCATATCGTTTGAAACGTGCAGAGTCTGCCAACTTGGCAGAAGGACGCTATTGGGGCAGCAAACACATCAGCCGCACCACTGGTCCACAGAAGACCAAACTGAGAATACGTCACAACCGTGACATCAACGAAGGTGATGCTAGATTTAGACACATACAAGAACTTTTTATAGAAACCGAAGATGAACAGAGATTCAAACTGCCCTTTACCAGTTTGGTAGGAGGCCGCGCCATGGCACGCCATTGCGCCGAAGGTGGCAATCCTTGGGATCCAGTGGGACAGAATATCACCAAGATGGTGAAAGAGTGTGCGGTCATGGGCAATTTCCTGCGCAGAGTATCTGCAGGCAACTGGGCCAACACGCCACAGATTGAACTGGTAGAAGCTGCACGCCGTCATTATCAAGAGCAGAGAAAACGCCTGAAGAGCCTGGCAGGTCGCAGAGGCTATCAGACTCACGTGAGCAATTTTGATTCATCCTCTGATGTTGCTGTGACTGAGAGCACAGTACAGGCCATCAAAGAACTGTTTTGCCAAGCACCCAATCAAGAAATGGTAGCAGAAGTAGCACCCATACTGGGCACCATGGCTGAAGCAGACCAGTTTGAAGCCTGGGCTGATAGTTTGCTAGAAGGCACTTGGTCCTTGCCCAAAGACAAAGAAGCCGAAGATCAACTGATCGAAATCATGAGCCAGCCCTTGAAACTGGGCGCCAATGCACAAAATGCCACAGGCAAGCTGTATGACTTGCTGGGCGATGATGTGCTGTTTGATATGTTGAGCGATGCTGCCGAATCTGATCCCGAAGCAGATGCAAGACCCATCATACTGCAATGGATGCAGAACCAAGGCGCCGATCATCAATCAGTGGCCAGGATATCGCAGAAGTTAACCAACACACAACAAATCGATGCCAGCGGTGGCGCACCCAAGATCAAGAGTGTGGTTCGCGAACCTGACGCACAACCGGATCCTGCAGCGGTACAACGAGAACTTTCGGGCGTGACACAACGCCAAGTTCCGCCAAATTCTGTTGGCTTCAAGCCTTAAAATCAAGTACTGACATAAATAAAATCGAACCCATGCTGGCATGATCGAGTCATAATCATGCTGCATCGAAAGTGAACCGTTATGACAGATTTTGTAACTCTCGCGAATACCATTATCCGCGACTGGTGGTTGTTGATATTTTTCTTTTCTCTTGGTGGAATCTGGTGGCAGCTCAAGCACTGGTTCAATCAGGTCAATGCCAATATGGATTACGTGACCAAAGAACACGAAGCACAAAACCAAATCCTCAGCATCCTACACGAAAAAGTCATCAACATCGAACAAGACGTTTCCGAAATCAAAAGAGAACTATCCACCGTACACGAAGAAGTACACGAACAAGAAGTCAAACTGGCTGTACTAGAGCATCAAAAATCTCCTGCCAAAAGACGCAAAGTGGCTTCTGCCTAATCTGGCAAAAAAACTACCAAAAAAATACACTTTGTCATTGACCTGACTAAATAATATTGTTACACTTGCAGAATGCTTGTGTATCTAGGCATAAACATAGACCAACTTAGGCAACGAAAGGACAAACCTACAATGGCAACATCAATGGCAGAAATTCGCGCCAAACTGCAGGCGCAAGAGAATCGTACACAAGGTTCTCAATCCGGTGGCGGTGATAATTCAATTTTCGCACACTGGAACTTAGAGGAAGGCAAATCCGCAGTCCTCAGATTCCTCCCAGACGCAAACTCCAAGAACACATTCTTTTGGATCGAACGAGCAATGATCAAATTGCCTTTCGCTGGCGTCAAAGGAGAAATGGATTCTAAACCCACAGTGGTCCAAGTACCTTGCGTGGAGATGTGGGGCGACTCGTGCCCAATCCTCGCAGAAGTACGTGGATGGTTCAAAGACCCTAGCCTGGAAGAAATGGGTCGTAAGTACTGGAAGAAACGTAGTTACATCTTCCAAGGCTTTGTACGCGAGTCAGAACTTGCAGAAGACAAACTTCCAGAAAACCCCATCCGGCGTTTCATCATCAGCCCGCAGATCTTTACCATTATCAAAGCGAGCTTGATGGATCCCGAGATTGAAGAACTGCCAACCGACTATGAGCGTGGCCTGGATTTCCGTGTTTCCAAGACCTCAAAAGGTGGTTATGCAGATTACAGCACCAGTAAATGGGCACGTAAGGAAACGTCACTGACGCAGGCCGAACTTGAAGCGATTGAGAAATTCGGTTTGTTTGACCTCTCCAGTTTCTTACCGAAGAAGCCAACCGATGTAGAGTTGAAGGTAATGAAGGATATGTTTGAGGCCAGCGTTGATGGCAAACCTTATGATCCCGACCGTTGGGGTGCTTACTTCCGCCCTGGTGGTATGGCGGCTCCGGCTGGTTCCCCGGCGCCATCTGCCCCAGAAGAAGCAAGCGCCACTTCTACCCCGGCCCCGGCCAAGGCAGCATCATCTTTTGACGAGGATGAAGACGCTGCTTCGGCGCCAGTGGCCAAACCCGCGCAGGCATCTGGTTCAAATGCCCAGGACATCCTGGCTATGATCCGCGCACGTCAGCAAAAGCAGTAATCACGACTCTTGACTGATAGCAGGGGTCACAGTATACTTGTACTGTACCCCTGCACCTTTACCAACAAGGACCAACAAAATGGCAAAAAAATCTATATCTAAAATCTCTGACAAATTGGCAAAAGTATCTGACAGTTTTACTGTACAGATGTATGACAACGGCTTTATGTTTGAAATCTCCGGACGCAACTCTGAAGAAGATTGGCGCAGTGTAAAAATACTTTGCAACACCCAAGAACAGTTGATCGCGCTGATCAACGAAGCCACAGAAATCACGAGGGACGAATAATGGGCAAGCCCTTTGACATCAGCAAGTTCCGCAAGGACATTACCAAAAGCATTGAAGGGCTCAGCATTGGTTTCAATGATCCCACAGACTGGATCAGTACAGGAAACTTTGCGCTGAACTACTTGGTATCTGGCGATTTCCACAAAGGCATACCCTTGGGCAAGGTCACTGTGTTTGCTGGTGAATCGGGCGCAGGCAAGAGTTATATCTGCTCAGGCAACTTGGTACGCCACGCACAGCAACAGGGTATTTTTGTGGTGTTGGTAGACACAGAAAATGCCCTTGATGAGGACTGGCTCAAGGCTCTGGGAGTGGACACGGATGAATCAAAGTTACTGAAATTAAACATGGCCATGATCGATGACGTGGCCAAGACCATTACCAGTTTCATGGCAGACTACAAGACCTTGCCCGGCGATGACAAGCCCAAAGTTTTGTTTGTGATAGACTCGTTGGGTATGTTGCTCACGCCCACAGACGTGAACCAGTTTGAAGCCGGTGACTTAAAAGGTGACTTGGGTCGCAAACCCAAAGCACTCACAGCCCTGGTGCGTAACTGCGTGAATATGTTTGGAAGTCACAACGTGGGCTTGGTAGCCACCAACCATACATATGCCAGCCAAGATATGTTTGACCCCGATGACAAGATCTCGGGTGGTCAAGGCTTTATCTATGCGTCAAGTATCGTGGTAGCCATGAAAAAACTCAAACTCAAAGAGGATGAGGATGGCAACAAAGTTTCAGAAGTGTTGGGTATCCGTGCTGCCTGTAAGGTAATGAAAACACGCTATGCCAAACCCTTTGAATCAGTGCAGGTCAAGATTCCTTATGAAACAGGTATGAATCCTTATTCGGGTCTGGTAGACTTGTTTGAAAAACAGCAGATGCTGGTCAAGGACGGCAACAGGCTGGCTTACACTACCACAGATGGCGAAATTATCAAACAGTTCCGCAGGGCCTGGGAATCAAACGAAGCAGGTTGCTTGGATCAAGTTATGCGAGATTTTTCTGCCTTGTCTATAAGTAAGAAGTCAACGGTACAAGAAGCGCCAGTCAATGAACCAGTGTCAGAACTGATCCAAGATACTGTGTCTGTGGATCCTGAGCCGTTGATCAAACGCAAGAAAAAGGAACCTGAAACAGAATGAGCTTAGATATCATAGCCGAAATCTGGGACAATGTCAAACCCAGTATCAATCCCGTGGATCGCCGTGATGCTGCCGAAGCAGTGGTAGCAACACTGTTTGAAAACAACTATGAGATTGACGACATCCGTGATGCTTTCCGCGGAGACTCAGATATCAAACGTGCTGTCAAGCAGTATGCTGAGGAGCACCTTGAAGAAGAGGAAGAAGAGGAAGAGTATGAGGAAGAAGACGAGCGCTGGTAAATGAGTTGGTACAGCAGAGTAGTAGCAGACATAGGGTCCATACCCGATTTTATTGCACACTACGAATCTGAACTCTTGGAAGCCAAGCGTGAAGTCGGCATCGGTGGCCTGGTAGAGCGTAATGTGAAAGATCTACCAGGTATCACTGAGCATAGATTCAATCAACTGCAGGAAGTAGAAGCAGTATTAAACTATCTCAATATCCAACTGCGTAAGATACGCAGACGCCATTTTCAAAAATATCTCGAGGGCTATGCTCGCGCATTAAGTAGTAGAGACGCCGAAAAGTATGTAGATGGTGAAGATGAAGTGATCGATTATGAAACTATCATCAACGAAGTAGCACTGTTGCGCAATCGTTGGTTGGGAATCATGAAAGGACTTGACAGCAAGAGTTGGATGCTGGGACACATCACCAGACTAAGAACAGCCGGTATGGAGGATGTGACGCTATGAAAATCGCAGTATGTTCCGGAGGCTACGACCCGCTACACTCGGGTCACTTGGCCAGTTTTGAAGCAGCCCGTCTGCTGGCCGATCGACTGTATGTTGCTGTGAACTCAGATGAGTGGTTACAGCGCAAAAAAGGTCGAGCATTCATGCCTTTACCCGAGCGTGTGGCCTTGGTGCGTGCATTGCGATGCGTGGATCAGGTGCTGGCATACTTTGATGACTCAGATGGCAGCTGCTGTGCCGCTCTGGAAGAGATCAAACGTCGTCATCCCAACGACACCATCATATTCTGCAACGGCGGAGACCGCACACGAGAAAACATTCCTGAGATGCGTGTGCCGGGCATTGATTTTCAGTTTGAAATAGGTGGCAACAACAAGGCCAATTCCAGTAGTTGGATCTTGGAAGAATGGAAAGCGCCCAAGACCACTAGACCCTGGGGATACTATCGTGTGCTGCACCAAGCCGCAGGCGTCAAGGTCAAGGAACTCACAGTGGATCCCGGTGCCGCACTCAGTATGCAACGACATCAAGGCCGCAGTGAATTTTGGTTGGTGGCCGAAGGTACGGCCACAGTGGATACCATAGACAGCACCACCACAGATGTTGAGCTCAACGGAGTGTTTGATCGGCACCAATACCTGCATATCTCTCGCAACGAATGGCATCAACTGATCAACAACGAGTCAAACCCGCTCAAGATAATCGAAATACAGTATGGTGAGCAGTGCGAAGAAGCAGACATTGAGCGCCGCACCACACAACAGCCTGCGGTTGACCATTAAATGCCACTGTGCTAATATACTAGAAACGCAGTAAAAATACAGTGATTTATGGTGTTGTTTTTATGCCACAGTATGGATCCTGGCATTTGACCAATAAATCAGATTTTGCTATAATAAGTTTAATATAATAAAGCAAGGAGCGCAGTATGGCACAAGTTAGAATCATAGCAGGTGAGTATCGCAATACCGACGTATCGGGTCAGGTGTTTACCTTGATCCGGGACTTTCAAACCACTGCCAAGGGTGGCAATGTGTTGGTAGAAAACGGCGGCCAATTTCCCGGCTTCCCTGAGCAGATCAAAATCAAAGTAAATAAAATTTCAGACATCCAAGTAGTCAACGGAGATAAAGTGAGCGAAACTGTACAATTTAAAAAAGCCGAACTGCAGATAGCACCGCAGGAAACTGATCAAGAAGCCATGGATCGTATCGCCACGCGATTCAGCATCCTGGACGAAATGACCCGTGCCTGTATCGCCGGCGATGTGCGTGCCATGATCGTGTCTGGTCCTCCGGGAGTGGGCAAGAGTTTTGGCGTTGAGTACCAGTTGGAAAAGGCCGGCATCTTTGACAAATTGTCAGGCAAAAAAGTCAAGTTTGAAATCATCAAAGGCGCAATGACTCCCATTGGACTTTACTGTGCCTTGTTCAAGAACTCGGACCCCAAGAATGTGTTGGTGTTTGATGACTGTGACTCTGTGCTGATGGATGACATTGCCTTGAACATTCTCAAAGCCGCCCTCGACTCGGGCAAGCGTCGTAGAATCTGCTGGAATTCAGACTCGTCAATGTTGCGCCGTGAGGGTGTGCCCGACCAGTTTGAGTTCAAAGGTTCCTGTATCTTTATCACCAACTTGAAGTTTGAAAACTTGAAGAGCAAGAAACTGCAGGATCACCTGGAAGCACTGCAATCTCGGTGCCACTTCCTGGACCTGACCATCAACACCGAGCGTGACAAGATGTTGCGCATCCAGCAGGTGCATCGTGATGCCGAGGGTGGCCTGTTTGCCGAGTACAATCTCGAGCCAGGCATCGCAGAAGAGATCTTTGCGTTTATGGCCACTAACCAGAGTCGACTACGCGAGTTGAGCCTGCGTATGTGTTTGAAGGTAGCAGACTTGGTCAAGGTGTCACCTACCAACTGGCGTGCCTTGGCAGAGAATACTGTAATGAAGAACAGTTTTTAGCAGTACCCACTGACTTCACGCTCCTGGGTCAGTGGCATTTTGGGGACGGTAGGCAACTACCGTCCTTTTTTTACGACTATGATATGATGTTCTTTGTAAATGTTAGATTGCCAGTCTGGCGACCAATGTTTGAAATATCTTGTGTGGTTAGAGAACGATTGTACCACACATGATTGCCAGTAAATGAGATTAAATTTCCAGCACCAAATGTATTGGCGGCCACCACGTATCCCAGTGTGCCAGAGTTGGGTGTGCCAAATGATGCAGCGGCCATGTAATTGCCGGTGCCTGCTCCGTTGGCTGGTAGTCTAGCTATCAGTAGATTTCCTACGATGGCAGCCGCTGCAGTTCCAGAGCCACCCATGACAGTAAATCCCGAATAGTCGTTATTAAACAGTACGTCATAATAACCCATATCGCCGGCGCCTTGGTTATTGGCATCCTGTACTTGGGAATATTGATATTGCAGATATCTTCCCAACTCTATATTGCCAGTGACTCCGTTGAGTTTGAAAATGCATGCTCCAGAAGTGGGAAACCAAACATTCCCCTGATTGTCCCAAGCAGGCTTTCTTGGCGTGCTGAATCCCTGCAGCCCTAGTCCCTCGGGGCCAGTCTCGCAGGTTTGCCATATGATATTGCCAGTATGTTGATCAATCAGTAGACCTTGGAAGGTGCTGTTACGGATACCACCCATCGCTATGTTACCTGTTGTGGGATTGATTGTAATTTGTATAGCCTCTTCAGAGAACACACTGACAGAGGTATTGGCCGTATAGTATTTTTGCCATATCACATCGGCTTCGGGAGTTATCTTTGTTAGATAAAAATTTTGTAGAGTGCCTCTGGCTGGTACACGTATCCGTCCACAGACAAATATATTTCCTTCAGCATCAATTTCTATACCACGGGCTATGCCCTGTGAGTTTGTGGTCTGTCCCGGAACATTGGCAGATTTTTGCCAGATGAAATCGCCCGTGCTGGCAGAAATCTTGAACAAGGTAAACTGTTGAATGTTGTTGGATGTTCGTGCATCAGATGAGATGTAGATATTTGCTTCGGCAGAATCTAGTTTACAAGTAAAAGGAACATCGGTATTGCCATTGACATATCGCTTGGCATAGAGAATATTGCCATTGGAATCCAATTTCAACAGGGAAACGTCCTGGGCAAACTTAGCAGTGATGAATATATTTCCATTGGTGTCTCTGGCAATGCCACCGCCAACTTGAGTGCTATTGCCGGATGTGCTGGGATTCAAAGCGTTGTTGGGAGCAGCATACAAAGGAAATCCGCCTACTAAATTACCTGTGCTGTCTATCCTGGTCCAGCCAAGATAACTATTGGAAAGATTGGAGTAGCTGGCGATAGAGTACACATTGCCATTGGCATCTTTTACAGACTGCCCTAGACTTAATCTATAGGCAGTAACCCATTGGTTCCCTGTGTCATTTTTAGATGTGTTGATCCAAAACGCTGTGGGTTCTGGTATGGGTGGAGTTGGAGCGGGACCAGAAGATGACACCGCTGTGAGATTGATGCCGCGTACATATGAACCTGAAATTATCATGATAGTGTTTCCTTTTATTTATAATAGTGGGAATGCCTGCGTGGGCGGGGTAAAGCTGGCAGTGTATCTTGCCAAACCTCGGGTGATGCGGAAGTCGTCGATATAGCCGTTGAACGGACTTTGTCCATTTCCGACCGCGCCAATACTGAAAGGAAGTGTTGATGAAGCAAGTGTTGCGGAACTTGTCGTTGCAGTGCCCGCAACACCGTTTATATAAGGGGTAAATGTGCTGCCATTTCTTACCAAGGCAATGTGATACCAAGTATTTACTACAATACCACCAATTGAAACAGCCGTAGCAATATTCCAAGATGTACCAGTTGAACTTAGGTAATAGGCTAAATTGCCAGTGGTGTTGGTATATATAGCAATTACCAAACCTGTTGTGTTGTTATCCCATCCAATCAAACGCTGATCTGCCCCCACAGTATTAAAGTACGCCCAAAATTCAATCGTAAAATTTCCCGTGGTGTTGATTCTGTTAATTTGAGAAAACGGAGATAGCAAATAATCACCAGAACCATCAAATGCCATGGACGACCCACCGAACTTGCTCTGCGCAGTGCTGATGGCAGCACCACCCACAGTTTGTAAATTGTTTTTAGAGGTAGCATCCAATATTCCGCCATTGGTAAAGTTTAACAACAATGTGGTATTGGTAATAGCAGTCAAGGGAGCAGTGGGGGGAGTAAATGAAGATGTATAGACCGCAGTTCCGTTGACTATCCTAAAATCTGCCCAGTATCCTTCGCTGCCCCATGCTGAATTTATAGCATAATCTTTGCTATTGGTGATAAACAGAGGATTGGTTCCTCCGTTGATGGTACCCCCTACAGAATACGTAGTTGGATCTACCACGCCATTGATAAAAAATCTAAGAGTGGAACCTTGTCTGGTCATGGCCACGTGTGACCATTGATTAACAGGCATACGCAGTGAGCTGGCTCTATCGGATCCATCAAAATAACTTAGTGTAAATCCAGATCCTGCTACGTAACCACCATACCCAAATACCCAAGGAGCCGCTGTGGCGCCGTTGGTCCTGGTATCAATGAATCCAGCACCGCCACCGCCAACAGCGCCGCTGGTGGTCAAGGGATATACCCACGATTCAATGGTAAAATCGCCTGTAAATGTTTTTAGTGCAGCATTGGCTGGCACTGTGAGGTAGTCGGTTCTAACCATATATTCGCTGCCGCCGACGACAGTGTTAGAATACGTTTGAGTAGGATTGAATGGTGCAAATGCCTGTACGGATGCATCACCTAAAGCAGAGATAGCAAATGCGTTGATGCTGTTGTCAATAAATCTGTTAGACTGGCAAGTTAATAAAGAAGTATTTGTTATAGCAGTAAGTGGTGATGTTGGAGGTGTAAAATTAGTAGTATAAAAAGATGTTCCCGCTAAAATCCTTAAATTACTAATATAACCATTTAAATAA